AGAACAACAAGAAAAAGCCTTATCCGTATTTAATGGGACTTGGGCCGATACGCAATTTTCCAACCTTGGCGACTATCCCGGTGCCGAATTGCAACCCGACCCGGATAAAATCATATTCGGAACCCAAAACAATAAGCCCGTAGAAATCTACGAAAACGACTTTATCGAAGGCGAACGCTTGCTTTTCTCTGCCTTCGGCGAATTGGTTTACCATAGCGAGGGGTACGAAGACGTACCGTGTTTTTATTGGCTCTCTAACGCGGCCGATGAACTACGCCTATACCGGACTTCCACCAAGAAGCTATACAAGAAATTCGCGCTTTCGATAAAAAGCGATACGAAAATGAACCTTCACGACCCCGATTTATCGTTACCGTACATTTTCGTAAAGCAATAGTATGAAATGGATAAAAAAGCTATTTTGTGGCAACACCGAGGCTACTCCTTCTAATATCGAAGCCCACAAAGACGAAATAAAAGTACCTGTATCTTTTTTATCGGCTCAAAACATCGTTTACGCTGGGGAAGAAGTCGGCCTTTCTCGTTTGGCTTTCAAAGCTAAACAATTAGGGAACAAATACGTTACAATAGATAGAAATATTTATTACCAAGCACTTAATAACATTGCAAAAGGTAGACGGCTGGATTATTCAATACAAAGAAGCGCAAAGCTAAATTTGCTTGGCATTAGGTACGAAAAGGAAGGGAATATAGAAGACGCGGTAAAAGTCTACGAAGAAAATATAGCGATGCGTTCCAACGGTCGCCACGCATACGATAGGTTGAAAATTATATATCGACGACAAAAGGATAGGGAAAACGAAATCCGGGTTTTAAGAGTGGCTATTGGTGTATTCGGGGAAGATTCGGAATATAACGNAAAATGGAAATTTGGGAAAAATAAGGAAGGAGTAGCGCGGTGCTACTCCTTCTTTTCGTCTGTATCGTCGTCTTCCGCCATTGCGTCGGTTTCTGCCTGCCAACGGTCAATAGCGGCCGCGTTCCGCTCGTAAAACTTTTGCCGCTCTGCTTCCGGGGTATTCGCCCAATCCTTTATAGCCTGTGTAAACGGGTTCTTCGGGTCAAGGGCTTTTAATTTCTCTTCGTCTGTCATAATTCCCGCATTTTAACGTAAATAGTGCCGAACAAATCCGTATCGGTGCTTACTATCTTAAACTTGGTACCGTTAGTAAATAATACTTCCTGCTGGTCTTCGGTAGCAAATTTACCGTTAAATTCCGAAATATCGGATATGTCGCGGCCGTTTTTACTCTGAATCTCAAAAAGTATCCGTACTTCCGACTTCTTCAAATCCCGATAGCTGGCAAATCGCCAAGCTACGGCCGGGGTCTTCGTCGATGAAGTGAAAATAGCGTGTTTTATTTCGTCCCTGCCAGCGTAAAGGCGTTCGTAATCCTTCCGCTTCATAATCGCGCCTCGGTAGACGGTTCCCCGATACTTCGGCAATTCTTCCAACGCCTTAGCCATAAGGGAAGCCGAAGCCTTGTTAAAGTCGGTAAGGGTGCCTTTATCCAACTGCTTATTAAGCTGCCGGTAGTTCCCGCCTTGCTGGGTGTAGTGATGAAGGGCCGCAAGTTCTGTATTCTGAATATCCGGGTAAAGCGTACTAAGCAATTGCGTTGCCCGTTCCATTGCTTCGGCTGTGCTTCTTGCTCTCGTAAACTTCCGTTCTTCGGCGGTGTAGGTGTTTACCGGCAACGTGCCTATACTTTTACGGTTATCCCGAACAAAGTACGGTAAGGTCTTCCAACCTTTCGAGCGTTCCTCGTTTTTGGCTATCCAATCGGTCAAGGCTTTCGGAACCTGCGTTACGGTGCGCTGGGGGTTCGGTTTCCAATCCTTCAACTTTCCGGCCTTACGTGCCCTTATTCGTTCCCTAAAATCGCTTTCCGAAATAAAGATAGGCACCATTTCGCAACGGCAATGCGGATGCCAACCCGTCCAAAGGAAAGTTTTAGGGTATCGACCGGCTAATACGTCGCAAATATCGTATAAGGTTCGTAATTTACCGTTAATTACTACCGTATGGTTATTGCTCAACCGAATTTCGTACCCGATAATAAGGGGGTTATTTTGGTAGCTTTCCCACTCTGCACGGCGGTAGGCGGCGTTCATTTCGGTAACGGCAAGGCGGCGGGCGTTCTTGTACGCCGACCTATATACACCTTGGCCGGGGTGGTACTGTTTCGCCGCTTGGCTTAATTCAAGTTCCCCGGTTTCCTTGTTGCGAACCCGTCTATAAAGCGCGTCGGGATTGTTCAAGTACCCGCGAAGGCTACGGCTTACTTCTTCCGGGCTTTTCCCTTCAAGTATGCCGTTTTGTATGATAATTTCAAGTTCTTGTTTCGCCTTCGCCGTCAAATTCCAAACACGGGTAGATAGGTTCATACCCTCGCGGCTGGCATTGGCGTAGGCATGGCCCGTTGCTCCTTTGGCCCGGTGTGCCTTTACTGCCTGTTCGCAAATGTCGGTAGTTTCTTTCCGCCGCGTCGAAGTCTTCCCGAATACTTCTAACACCTGTTCCTTTACCCGTGCTTCTCCTTTGTCCCAACTTCCTATAATTCCGTTCTTGGTAATAAGGGCTGTTTTGCTGCTAAGGTCTTTTAGGTACCGGTCTAACTTGCGTTCGGCGGCCGGGTTCCCTTTCCAGGTAAAAGAAGCCCCCGATTCTATCGCTTTCCTAACCTCGGTAAGTTTTAGGGCCGCGTGATAGGTATTGCCAAACAAGGCGTAAAGTTGCTTTTCTACGCTTGCTATATATTTTATAACTTCTTGCCTTTTATCCATTACGCCCTAAGTTCTTCTATTGCAATTTGGATATACTTACTTAAAATTGCGTTTAACTCGCTGCAAGGGCCGC